AAAGACTGATGAAGTCTAAAGGTAGAACTGGAACAGCAGATAATGACATCAATGCGATCAATAACATGGGCGCAATACCGGAAGGTTATGTGGTTAATCACTACTTAACTGATACGTCTAAATGGTTCATTAAAACTGATGTTCCTAACGGATTGAAACATTTCACAAGAGCTCCATTAAAAACTTCAATGGAAGGTGATTTCGATACTGGTAATGTAAGGTACAAAGCTAGAGAGAGATACGTTTTCGGATTCTCTGACCCTAGAGGTGCTTTCGGATCAGACATATAATAAATAATTAATTAGGGGCGGAACACAATTCCGCCCCTTTTTTTATGCAAGGTGTAAAAATGAAGAAATTCCTCGTACAAATATGGGCTTTTAACTATCACGCTAAATTTGAAGTTTTAGCAGAGGATACTGCTGTTTCTATTGAAAAATCAGTCCTTGACAAGCTGGGAGAAAAGCGTGTAAAATGGGACTATCTCGGAGAGAAGACTTTAGATCCCCGAGTTAAGCGCATAACCTACGAGGAGGTTAATGATGACTCAAGACCTATACAATACGAAGAAGTACTTGGAACTAGAGTGGCAACAAGAGCACCTGAAAGACGGGAAGCATAATATCAGGATGATTGAAATTAATAAAAAAATCCAGGATATTATTAAAGAAATTGTTGCTAAAGAGTTTGAAGAAGATACTCTTCAAACAAAAGTAAACGACGCCAAGCCTGAAGTTTCGATAGCCACTTAAGCGCTATCAAAAATCATACATTTACCCAGGGATACCTTGCGCTCTACGCAAATTTCATATATATTTTATTCACTATACAATTAATTGGATATCGACGAGTATAGTCGACGACCTAGAGACGATATCCACATAATCTAGGAGGATTATAAAATGGCAACAACAACGTTTAATGGCTCGGTAAGATCCGAAAAAGGATTTCAACAAGTCAATAAAAACACTTCAACAGGAGCTTATACTGCAAGAACTCTGGGATTAAAACCAGATCTTACTAGTCTAACTGCTACTACTGTTGCAACATCAGGTACATTAACTTATGCGGCTAATACAATTACAGTTAATGACTTTGACGGAAATGCAGCACAAGCTGTTACTTTACCAGCAGCTACGGTAGGAACTATAGTAGTACATTACCAAACAGATGACACAAATGGAGGAACTAACACTCTTACATTTACATGTGCAGGAAGTGATGTTTACAGAACTGGTTCTAAAGTGGAAAGTAGAACTACTGGAGCAGCATCAACTATAGATACGTCTGCAGCAAGTGAAACGGTATTAACGTATACACCTGCGGCAGCAGCAACCAATAGTTTAACTCATGGGTGTTTTATCTATTTCACGTGCTATGAAAAAGGCACTTGGGATTTTGCTTATGATTTCGCTAATGGGCCTACTTTTGACACCGGCGCTGCGGCGTGGAGTTAATAAATAAATAAAATAAGGTGAGCTCCTTCGGGAGCTCACAATTAAGGAGATAAATTATGGCAGGCGGCGGATCATTTACAAGTGACCAAACAACCTTAAATACAGCTACAGTTAGTGCAACAGTACTACGAGGGGCTAGAAGTAGAGTTACCTCTATTCAAGGCAGAGGAGAAGCAGGTTCTGTTTTACTTTTGCATGATGTTGATGATGCAGCAGACGTAGGAGCAGCTAATTTAAAAGCTACTTATAGATGGGAAACAGAAGGCATACAAATCTATATTCCTGGCTCGGGTATCTTATTTAAAACTGGTGTTTGTGCTACTTTAACTCAGACAGCTGGAGTAGACGGCAGCGTTACATTAACAATCACTGGCGCGTAAGGAGGATAAATGGCTACTTCGGGAACTACAGCCTTTAATCCTTCAATTGATGAGATTATCGAAGAAGCGTATGAAAGAACGAATGTACGTGGGACTCGAACAGGTTATCAATTAAGAAGTGCTAGGCGTTCATTAAATATTCTATTGTCCGAATGGGGCAATCGTGGAGTTAATCTTTGGAAAGTTAAATTAGGAAGTGTTCCTTTAGTAGATGGACAGGCAGAATATAATTATACCAACGATACTACAAATTTTCCAACTGACATCAGTGATATATTAGAAGTTTATGTTAGAAACAACACAACAGCTACAGCTCCGGTAGATACAGCTTTAGATAAAATAGGTAGATCCACTTATTCAGCTTTACCCAATAAATTAGCAAAAGGAACTCCTTCACAATATTATGTTCAAAGACAGGCATACGTAAGAAATGCAGCGGGAACGGTAACCGCTTCTCCAAATTTATTTTTATATACAACACCTAGTGCTAGTTTTTCTGGAGCAAGTTATCTTGTTCATTTTTATTATATGGGAAAAATAGAAGATGTAGGTGCTTATACAAATACTTCCGATACAATATTTAGATTTTATCCAGCCTTAACTGCTGGATTAGCTTATTATTTAAGTATGAAATACTCACCAGACAGAACAGCAGATTTAAAATTAATTTATGAAGATGAAATGCTTAGGGCAATGAAAGCAGATGGTGAACAAACATCAGTTTATATTACCCCCCAAACATTTTATGGAGATGGAGTATAATGGCCGGAGTTTTTGCTCAAGGTAGAAGATCAATGGCTATTTCTGATAGATCAGGAATGGCATTTCCATACAGAGAAATGGTAAAAGAATGGAATGGTTTTTTAGTTCATTATTCAGAGTACGAACCCAAACAACCTCAATTGGATCCGCGTTTCCATGGGGGAGATCCGCAAGCATTAAGAAATGCAAGACCACAACCAGCGGCTAAAACAAGTTTAATTATGTTAAGTAATAATCCTTTTGAAACTATTAAATATGGAGGAAGTACTTTTGTAAATGTTTTTTCAATTGATCATCAAAGATCAACTAGTGATACAGTAAGATTCAGAGGACCTCCTGCAGTTACAACTACCGGTTCAGGAGGACCAGACACAAGAAATTTACAACAATTTATATCTGTACCTACATTTGATAATGTAAGTGATATTAGTGCAGCAGCTGGATTTACAATTACTATTGGAAAGAAAAATTCAGATGGTAGTGTAACTACAGCAGCAGGCACTTTATCTGAGCCGGAAAATTATTTTTATTTTACAAGTACCGATACAGCAACCAATGGTAGTATAAATGGAGGCGATGATTATTGTTCAGCAGGACCTGTAACATTATCAGTCGTAAACGCATAATATGGCATATAGTTTAGCAAATTTACAAACAGACATTCGAAATTACACTGAAGTGAGTGGAACTTCTACAGGTGGAGTTTTAAGTGATGCTGTTTTAGCAAGAATTATTAAAAATGCCGAACATACTATTTTTAGAGCAGTTGATGTAGATGATGAAAGATTTTATTCTACTTCAAACTGTATTATTGCAAATAGATACGTGAGTGTTCCGGCTGATTGTCGAGTCATTAGATATGTTCAATTATTAAATGATAATGTGAGTCCTAATATTCAAGTTTTTTTAGAACAAAGAGATACCAGTTTTATGGCGGAATATTATAATATCCCCTCAACTGCGTCTACTTCTCTTCCTAAATATTGGGCTAATTGGGATGAAAATTATTGGGTAGTTGCGCCTACTCCTGATACAGCTTATGAAATTACTATGGCTTTTAATAAAGAACCTGTCAGTCTTACAGATGCTACCAAATCTACTTCGGGAACTTACATATCCAATAAATATCCTGATTTACTTTTGTATGCATCTCTGGTAAATACATATGGATACTTGAAAGGTCCGCAGGATATGTTACAATATTATAAAGCGGCCTATAAAGAAGCTTTAGAATCGTATGCGATCGAACAAATCGGTCTAAGACGCAGAAGCGAATATGGCGATGGAGTCATTCGCGCTCAAATAATCTCAAAATCTCCATCAAGTAATTAATTATTAAGGAGATAAAAAATATGGCAAACGTAATACCTTATGCATTTCGGGGAGAATTATTCTCGGGAACACATGATTTTTCATCTGGAGGAAATACTTTTAAATTAGCTTTATACACTTCTACTCCGTACGATACATCCAGTACTATTTATGTCGTAACGAATGAACAAAGTTCAGCTGGTGGTAGTAATTATACGGCTGGGGGAAATAGTTTAGGAACTAATGCAGTAGTTTCAACCACAGCAGTTGCATCTTGTGATTTTGCAGATAGTGAATGGACAGCAGCAACAATCAGTGTGGCTTTTGGAGCACTCTATGATAGTTCAGCATCAAATAAATTATGTGTGATTCTAGATTTTAGTGGAACGAAAACTTGTACTAATGGTACATTTAAAGTTTCTTTCCCTAGTCCAGCAACAGCGGCGGATGCAATTATAAGTATGGCTTAAGGAGAAAAAAATGGCTTTAGTAATAAACGACAGAGTAAAAGAATCGAGTACAACTTCCGGTACAGGAACCTTAAATCTTGCAGGAGTCGTAACAGGCTTTGAAGGTTTTGTTGCAGGAATTGCAACAGGTAATACAACATACTATGGAATTTTTGAACAAGGAACTTCTAATTGGGAAGTTGGAGTTGGAACGGTAACAGATGCGGCTACAGA